GAAGGCGATATTTTTTCCAATAGTGGAAGAAAGTAATAAGTAACAGTATGACTAAGAAATTAGAAGAACTATTCGACTTGCCAAAAGAGACCATCGAGTCTCCCCCTGTAGCTGAGCCTACTCCTACAGAAGTAATTAATTTGGAAGATCGTTTAGAAGAATTTGATAAAATTGCCGCCGCATTACCTAGAGTAAAGGGCTTGGGCGACATGGCAGACGGGGAGTTAGATGCGCTGGCTACCAAAGCAGAACAAGCATACGATGATCTCATGGATTTGGGTATGAATGTGGATGCTCGATACAGCACTAGAATGTTTGAAGTTGCCGCACAGATGATGAATGCCGCAATTCAAGCTAAATCTAATAAAATTGATAAGAAGTTAAAGATGGTTGATTTACAGTTAAAAAAGCTGGCCATTGATAAAAAACACGGGAATGAGGGCGGTGATAATACAGTTGAAGGACAGGGCTATATACTCACAGATCGCAATTCTATCCTGGAAAAATTAAAAAATCTGAATAAATAAACGTACTATGAAAAACTTCAAAGAATATCTATCAGAAAATGTCACTGCTAAAAAGCACACATTCCGTGTCAAGGTAGCAGGCGATTTTACGCCTGACCAAGAAAACAAACTTAAATCTATGATGGAGAGATTCCAAGTAGATTCATTCTCAAAATTAAAGACAACCCCAGTACAAGCACTGCCGTTGGATTTCCCACAAGTGCGCAACTGTGAAGTACATATTTTTGAAGTTGTTGTAGAATATCCTACAACGCAATATGAATTAACAGAATATCTAAGCACTGGCTTAGGTGTTAACAAACAAAATTTAGCAGTTCGTCGCCCTGGTGAACCTAGCGAAGAATATCAAGAACCTGCCGTGCAACGTGAAGGTGCCTTGTTGACTGATCCCGAGTACAAAGAAGCTGGTAATCCAAACTTTGATGATTACTATGGTGATAAGTACAACAGCGGATTTGTTAAAGAATTAAATGATATCTTAAAGCTACAACGCAAGGCTCGTGGAGAAATAATTCCAGAAGCTAAGTCAGACGATGTTTCTAAGAACCCAGGAGTGACTACAAACACCATTCCTCAAAATAACACAAGTCCGATTAAACAGTCTGACTACAATCCAAGGAAGAAATAATATGCAAATGATCGACGTACTAAAACGTTTGGCTGAGCTTGATGCTAAAAATCCAAACATGATTTCTGAAAATACAGAAGTTGAAGAATGTGGCCCAATGGGATCGATGGGATTAATGGGTGAGACTACTCCTCAAGAAGCGCCTAAGACTCCAGCAACATTAAACGTAACTGCTGGCAGTGCAGAAGAGTTGGGCAATATGCTAACTCAAATTATGCAACTTGCTGGTGTACATAAAGTTGAACCTGAGCATTTAGGTATTGAAAAAGAAGTTCCTCCAGCTGAACCTGAAGTAGGTGGTGAAGATCCACACAGCGGCAGTCCTGACAGTATGCGTAGCGTTTTAGATAAAATGAATGGCATGGACGGAGAAGAAGGGGAAGGCGGAGAAGAAGACGACAAAGAAGAAACTGACGAAGGCGAAGAACCTATTCCAGGTGGAATCCCAGGTGTAGACACTACTCCTAACGACCCTAACAAGCAAAAGCCATTCAGTCCTAACAATTTTGCTAATCAACAAAATACCCCAGGTGGTGGTGATGTTCCTAAAGATCATGAGAGCCGTCCACGTGACCGTAATCAACCAACTGCTACAATGGAACAGCAATTGATGAGACAGTATCAAGATTTTTTAAATGAGACCAACAAATAAAACAAAAGGTTGGACATAGTCCATTTCAAATAGCCTCTTAGGAGGCTATTTTTTTCATTAAATAATACTATGGGAAAATCACTTGAAGGCAATTTAGTTAAAAAAGCGCATGCCACGCAGAAATGGTCTGACGAAGACCTGCAACACATGGCCGCTTGCATGGACCCTGACACAGGACCAAAGTATTTCATTGAGCATTTCTTCTACATACAGCATCCAACAAAGGGTAAGATACAGTATCAACCTTTTGAATATCAACAAGACCTACTAGACAGTTATCACGGTAGTCGTTTTAGTGTTAATATGTTAGGACGACAAATGGGTAAAACCACCACTGCTGTGGGATACTTGTTGTGGTACGGCATGTTTGTACCCAACAGTACAATTCTTATCTCAGCACACAAGTACACGGGTGCCCAAGAAATTATGCAACGTCTACGCTATGCGTATGAAACTTGTCCTGATTTTATTCGTGCAGGTGTTACCAGCTATAACAAACAAAGTATAGAGTTTGACAATGGCTCACGTATTATGGCGCAAACAACTACAGAAACTACTGGTCGTGGTATGTCTGTATCATTACTATACTGTGACGAGTTTGCCTATGTAGAACCTAACATTGCAGTTGAATTCTGGACTTCCATTTCGCCTACACTGGCAACTGGTGGTAAGGCCATTATTACTTCAACTCCTAACAGTGACGAAGATCAGTTTGCCATGATCTGGAACGAAGCTAACAAACGTACAGACGAATACGGTAACACTACACACTTGGGCAAGAACGGTTTCCATCCATTTATGGCTATATGGAGTCAGCACCCAGACAGAGATGAAACATGGGCCAATGAAGAACGTAGTCGTGTGGGCGTGGAACGTTTTGAACGTGAACACGAATGTAAGTTCTTGGTATTTGATGAAACGCTGATCAACAGCATTTGCCTTGCAGGATTAGAAGGCAGTGAGCCTATGATGAAAATGGGCCAAGCACGTTGGTATAAAAAAATTAAACCTAACTTAACATACATTGTCAGTTTAGATCCTAGTCTAGGCACTGGCGGTGATTACGCAGCCATACAGATTCTTGAGTTGCCTAGTTTTGACCAAGTGTGCGAGTGGCATCACAACATGACTCCTATACAAAGCCAAGTGCGTATTATGCGTGACTTGTTAAAGCATATTGAAGAACGATGTTTAAAGGCTGGGGCTACACCTAGTATCTATTACAGTGTGGAAAACAACACACTGGGTGAAAGTGCCCTAGTTGCTATTGATGCCTTGGGTGAAGATACTTTTCCAGGACTGTTTTTAAGTGAGCCAGTCAAGCGTGGGCATGTTCGTAGATTCCGTAAGGGGTTTAATACAACACACCTTGCTAAAATATCAGCCTGCGCCCAGCTTAAAAAGCTGATTGAAACAAACAAAATGAAGATACAGAGTAAGGCATTGATTAGTGAATTAAAAGCATTTGTCAGTGAAGGCGTTACTTTTAAAGCAAAAACTGGGCAACACGACGACTTGGTAATGAGTCTATTACTAAACATTCGCATGATTATGACCCTACAAGAATGGGATCCGTCGGTTTACGATAAAATGCGAGATCAGGATGGACTGGACGAACACGATTTACCCATGCCCATTTACATTAGCACGTACTAAATATAGATATGAAACCTATCCAGATTATTAGCCAAGATTTATTCGAAAAAGTTCGAAGTCGTTTTACCAATTTAGAAATGGGCGACGAAACTGGTGCTGTCACAATTGACCCCGTAGAAGCACGTTTCTTTGATTTTGACGTAATTATTGAAGGTAAGAATTTAGGTAGAGTCAGTGTTAGCCTTGGAGAGTTGGGCACTTTAAAAGTTTATTACAGCCAAGGTATTACAGAAAATCACGATGATCCAATTAAAAAACAATGGTTTCATTTCTTAAAAGAAATGAGATTTTTTGCTATGCGTAGACTATTGCGTTTTGATACACGCGATATTGCTAAGACAAATCTTGACAAGAAAGATTTCCAGCATCTAGCAACCACGCAGGCCCCTAAGGAAGAACAAGAAATGACAACAATGAACGAATCACGTTGGAACAACAAGAGCAGTGCAAAAACTAGCCGTGCTACATCAGGTAAGACTGAAGTTATAGTACGTCACAAAAATAATTTCCAAGAAACATATGCTGGCGCACGTAGTCAGCCTAAACACATTAAATCAATTTTTATTCAAAACGCAGACGGCGAACGTTTCAAGTATCCATTTATTCACACCGCAGGTGCGTTCGCAATGGCACAACACGTAGATCACGGTGGAGTTCCACATGATCCAGCAGGCAAAGCAATTATTAAAATGAGCGAGCAAATTGCTCAACTAGGACAATTTCAAAAGAAAGTTAGAACTGCTACCTTGCACGATGATGCTACAGGAATTTCAGAGCGTGCCATAGGTCGACTAACCGAATTAAAAGCGCAGGTAGCGGCATTGGGCAAGCGTCATCATTATGAAAGTTGGATTAATGAATTCAACGGCGGCATGGAAGACGATGGTGACATGACTTTAGATGATGTCACCATGGAGCAGTATAAACAAAAATTTACACAAACAAGTTTCCAAGAAGAATTAACGGACTTCTTCCCACTATTACATAAAATTATGAGTGAAGCTGATAAAGTTGATCTCGAAGATTACGTAGGTGAAGAGCGTACTGAAACTAAAAATGAAAAGGGTGAAGTTGTTAGCTGGAAAGACGAAGGCGAATGGAAACCTGCGTCAGGTAAAGAAGGTCGCGGCAAGGTTACTAATCTAAGTGATAAGGCTCGTCGTGAAACAGAAAAGCTATCTAAAAAATCTCCAGCAGAAAGCATTGACACATTTGAAGAATGGGCAGACTCTACTGAACAAGGCGAGCTAGCTCAAGACCAAGTCAAAGAATTGCAAACAGCAATTGAAGCATTACCAGATGGCAAATTGCAATTAGGTAATGATGGCCAAACTGCTATTGAATTTTTTGCAGACCTAGTTGAACTGTATCCAGACCTAGCAGAAAAATTTAAAGAACAAAGTAGAATTAATCCAGAAGCAGATCCTATCAAGGATGTGTTAACTCCTTGGGCAACAGAAAATTATCCTAAATTAATTACAGCATTAGGTTTACGTAACGAACCAGCACCACAACCAGAAGTGGGACAGGAACAACCTGCTGAAGAAAACGAAGAGCAAGGTGGTATGCCTAACAAGACCATGCCAACTCGTGAAGCAGTTGTTAAGGAAGTTGCTAAACTAGTTAAGAGTCGTTTCAATAAAGACAACCCAGAAGTTGGGCCATTTAACGGTAAAGAAAATATTGCTCTTGATGTTAAGAAAAAAGTTGCTGAAATGTTTGGCGATGAAGTTGGCAATCAAGCAGAATCTTTGGCCATGGAATTTATGGAAAAATTATCTGAGCGTTGGGAACAAGAACATGGCACAGTTAGTCAAGACGACGGTTTGGCACGTTTAAAAGAATTGTTGAACAATGTTAAACAAAAGATGGAAGGCATCGGCGATGTCGCACAAAACGGACACGCACCTGGCAATAATATCATGAGCGCAGAGGAAGGTTTCGGTAGTAAACTACTTGGTGGTGCGGCACTTATTGCGGCACTATGGGGTGTGAACAACCACATGGCTAATCAAGCATATGAAGCAAGTCCTCAATTACAACAATTAACTAAATTTTATCAACAGGCAGAAGCACAGCACGATACAATTAAAATGAAAGAATTAGAGCGCAGAATTTCGGATCACAAGGCACGATTGGATCTAGGTTACGGTGACGTCATGGATAAAACAGGCAATCCAAAAACTGTTGTTCCAGAAATGGCAGATATTTTGAAATTATCAGGTCTGGCAAAATAACCCAATTTTAAGCAAGAAATCACTTGCAAAGATAAATAGATGTGTGTATACTTAACGGTATGCACACATTTTTCTTTTAGTCAGTAGGCTTAAAGAAAGAGGCATAATATAACATTTATTAAGGAAAAACATTATGGCAACTTTAGCAGAAATCCGCGCGAAGCTTCAAGCTTCTTCTCAACAAAACACTGGTAGCGGCGGTGGTGACAACGCAATTTTCGCACATTGGAACATTGCAGAAGGACAAACAGCAACAGTCAGATTCCTTCCTGACGCGGACCCCAACAACACTTTTTTCTGGATTGAACGTGCAATGATCAAATTGCCTTTCGCCGGTGTCAAAGGTGATACTAACAGCAAGCCTGTTACTGTACAAGTTCCTTGTATGGAAATGTGGGGCGAAACTTGCCCAATTCTACAAGAAGTACGTCCATGGTTCAAAGACAAGTCTTTGGAAGACATGGGTCGTAAGTACTGGAAAAAGAAGAGTTACTTGTTCCAAGGTCTTGTTGTAGACAGCAAGATGCAAGAAGACAAGACTCCTGAGAATCCAATTCGTCGATTCATCATGAGCAGCCAAATTTTTAACATTGTTAAAAACGCTTTGATGGATAGTGAAATTGAAGAATTGCCAACAGACTATGTCCGTGGCTTGGACTTCAAGATTGCTAAAACTAGCAAAGGTGGTTACGCTGACTACACAACTTCAACATGGTCACGTCGTGAACGTGCTTTGAGCGAAGCTGAAATGGCGGCTATTACACAATACGGACTTCACGATTTGAAGACATTCCTTCCTAAGAAGCCAACTGAAGTTGAACTTAAAGTCATGAAAGAAATGTTTGAAGCGTCAGTAGACGGTGAAGCATTTGACATGGATCGTTGGGGTCAATACTTCAAGCCAGATGGTATGCGTGGCAATTCTGGGAATACCCAGTCTGCAAACACAGCGCCAGCGGCCGCACGTCCAGCTCCAGTAGCACAAAAACCAGCTCCAGCCCCAGTAGCAGAAGATGCAGATGAGACTCCTCCTTGGGATGATGCTCCAGTGGCAACTTCAGCACCAGCCGCTAGTTCAAGTGCAGGTGGCGAAGCAAGTAGCCGTGCAAGCGACATTATTGCAATGATTCGCAAGCGTCAACAAACTCAATAATTAGGAGATAGACATGGCAAAGAGCTTTGATATTTCAAAGTTCCGAAAGTCTATCACTAAAAGTATTGATGGCTTAGGAATTGGTTTTAATGATCCAACAGATTGGATCAGCACTGGCAACTATGCTTTGAATTATCTTATCTCGGGGGACTTCTTTAAGGGAGTCCCTTTGGGTAAGGTAACAGTATTTGCTGGTGAATCTGGTGCAGGTAAGAGTTATATTTGCTCAGGCAATATTATTAAATCTGCTCAAGAACAAGGTATTTTCGTTATCCTAGTTGACAGCGAAAACGCACTTGATGAAAAGTGGTTACACGATTTAGGTGTGGACACCAGTGAAGAAAAACTTCTAAAACTTAACATGGCA